AGATATGATGCAGATTGGAAGTGGCAGAGGTTTGTCAATGACATCGGAGTAAGTGCCACCAATGAATTCATCACCAATTACTCAGCATCAACTCAGCTACCTTATGAGCCATTGTCGGCAAGTAGTTATGTTTATCTTGACACTTGGTATGACTTTGAATTCTGCGACTTCACTCCCGATTGCTACGTAAGTCCTGAGTTCTATGCCATGCCGGCCATCTCTGGTGATGTGTTGCAATTCAATGTGCCATCAGATCAGGCTAACCTGACCGGAATTGACAATGTTCTGGTTGGCCTGTTTCAGGAGGATGGTGGCTTTGTTCAGTTGATAGGCAGCGGAGAGCGACTTTCAAAGACTTGTACTCAAGCTGAGTGTGAGCATACTTTTGAGCAGAATTTTACTTATGAGGAAATTGAAGATGCAATACTTGTTATTAATGAAAATATCCCAGAGACTCCATTGATTCCACCAGTAGAGTATAAATGGGTTTTGATAAATATTACTTCATCAACTGAAACAGTTATTGACTTTATTCCTCTCACCTATGGATTGACACCATTTACAGTTGAAACCTATATTACACTAATAGAATCATTTGGCATTGTAGTTACCGAGGTGGAAGGTATTTACACCTTTGCCTATACTACTTCCATCACTTGTGGATATGAATATACTGTTCAGGATCAGTTGAAAGAGGCTTACTTTTTTCAATTGGATACCTACGAATGTATCTGCCCAATCAATAAGTTCACTCAGTTATTCTGCTCCTGCACCATTCCGGCAGTTGCCGATGGTTGCTATCGGTTAGGATTATACAATGATGTTGAGGAGCAATTATACCTCTATTCACTCAGCAATAACATCAACATTAACCGGGCAGATTGCTTTTCTACCATTCTTGAATTCTGGTCAGATGATGACACCATTGCCGAAGGCTTTGAGTACTACGATGGCTGGAAGCAGAGGATTAGAGTTGGCCTAAATGGTGGTGGCGAAAAGCCGGTCATTGAGGAGAACCTATACAGGCAAAGCAATGGGGTTCATAAGAGGCCTCAGAATAAGCAGGATTTATCATTAGATTTGCATACGGATTTCTTTGACTTAGACACACAGCTTGCGATGACCGATGCCACCCGGCATCCTTACTTAGTCTGGTCAGGAAAGCCAATCTTTGTGAAGGGAGATATTGAGGTTGCCACCACTCAAGACTTTACCACACAAAGCTCTTTTGAAACTTTATCACAAATGAAGTTTCAGGCACTCATTCAGGGCTTCCAGCCCAGGAACTCAAGTTGCTTAACTTGCTAAAAAACAATGTCAATTTTCTCATTAACATGCCCCGATGTCGGGTGCTATCAGAACTTTCTCTGTGACCCAGAGTTTCAGAATAAGATCGTGGCGGTGGCTTATGTGCGTAAGTCTGCTGCCCTCACTGCTCAAGAGAAGTCAACTGCTGACAATTGGATAGCTGCTCTTTATGACCGCTATCTGAATGGAGAGGCTTATCTTGTGTTTAACACTTCCGGTGAAAAGCCAAGGCCTGAGACTGCAACCACTGCTGGCAGAGGCATGCAGAACACTAAGGCTCTTGCTAAGACTCATACCTTGACCTATCAGGACATGCAAGGTGTAGTTCAGAACAATGTTCAGTTCTACAATGACATCCTTGCCACTGCTCAGAACTTCGACTTCTATTACTTCACTCCTGGTCGCATCTGGGATGCCTCTGGCTATTATGTGACAGTTATCGGTGATCCTATCATCACTGCCGACCTGAACACCTACCAGATGGCTGAAGTATCAGTAAACTGGGTGAGCAAGGTCAATCCTCTGCCTTATGAGTTTGATACTGACACTTTCCTTGAAGGTCTGTACTATATAATCAGCTCAACAGGTTATACTGGTGATTCTTGGACAAGTAGTTGCTCTGACCCTCAAGAGGCAACATTTGATGCTGTCCTTAATATAGGTGCTGTATCAGGTGCGCCTGCACTTGTCTGGTCAGTTGAGCAAGCCGAAGGCAGTGACCCTATTTCTGAAATTGGCCTTGCCTTTGTTGACAATGATCTCCAGTGGAATCCTAATGGCTACATTGGCACTTACATTTTCATTGTTACCGTTACCAATGAATATGGTTGTGTATTCGGTCAGCAGACAATTACTTTGAATGTCAGTTGCGACTAATTAAGTAAACATGGAAGAGTTAATCGGGGTACTCCTATCTAAGTTGCTCGACCGGAAAATCCGGGAAGGCAGGCACGACTACATTGAAGAAGCTCGTGAGAAAGCCGAAGAGTTGGAGTACCACTTCGAGAACGAGTATCCCGAAAAACTCTTGCACACTCAGCATCCGAGTGAAGAACCTTGGATGAAGGAGTACAGAAGGCGCAGATGGCAAGCACCTACCACCACTGCCACAGGAAGAGTTTACACTTTCCTGCAAAAGATTCAGCAGGCTGATGACTTCAAGATAACCTTTGAGTCTGACTTCCAAAAGACAGGCATTGCTGAGCGCATAGGCCTCATGAATAACACTCTTGAGCATTATGTGGAGGAAGAATTGCCAAAGACAGCAAGCCTTGAGAAATGGCTTTTTAATGTCTTTCTGAAGACCTACTTAATGGATGCCAATGCGGTAGTGGTAACACTTCCAGACTATGAAGACTTCATTGAAGACCCATCAGGAACTACTACACTTGATTGGGCAAGACCTTACCCTCAGATAATTGAATCAGAAGACCTCATCTGGGAGGAAGAAGACTTTGTGATCACTAAGGTTGATGACTATGTTGACATCAATCGCAAGAAGTGGGATCAATTCCTGTGCATCACCACTCAAGGCCTGATGCTATTCAGGCAGATTAATCAGTACACCTATGACCAGCCATTTCAGGTATTCATTCTGCCTTATGAGTTTGGCTATCTGCCAGCCTGTAAAGTAGGCAACATCATCTATGAGGAAGAGGATGGCAAGCTGGTCTATGACTCAGTCCTTGCTCCATGCTTACCAGCATGGAATGAGGTGCTATTCAGGACTGATGACTTGAACATACTATGGGCAATGCATGCCCTGCCCCAGAAGTGGGCATTAAAAATGAGTCCATGTAAGACCTGCAATGGCACAGGCATAAGGACAAACAGAAAGGAGGAAAAGGTCAGTTGCAATGACTGCTCTGGATCTGGTAGGGCATCAAGCTCACCATTTGGCCTGATGGAAATTAACATTGACAGAGTAAGTGCTGTCAATCCTACTCCACAGATTCCACCAGTGCCTCCGGCTGGCTACATTGAGAGGCCAACAGAGACAGTTAAGTTGTTCCAGGAGGACATCATGCAGAAGGAGTTTCAGGGATTCAAGGCAATAGGTCTTGAGCTGCTTGGTCAAATTCCTGCTGCTCAGTCAGGCATTGCGAAAGAGTATGACCGCAAGGAGCTAAATACCTTCTGCTTTTCGGTTACTGTTCATCTGGCTCAGATTTACAGGAAGGTCTGCTTTTACATCATGCTGCAGAGGTATAATGCACTTTTTGCATCTTCCTTGATGGATTCAGACAAGATACAGGCTGCACTTCCGCAAATCACTGTACCTACTGACTATGATGTGATGACTGCCGACATGGTAGCTGAGCAGCTCAAGAAGGCAGTCGAAAGCAAATTCAATCCATTGATTACATCAGGTATTGAGATGGACTATGTGGAGAAGCTATATGGGGAGAACAGCATTCAGAAGACCTACCTGAAGCTACTGAGTAGCCTTGATCCGTTGCCATTTAAGACAACAGATGAGAAGACAATACTGCTTTCCAGCAATGGATGCTCTCAGCTTGACTATATCCTTAGTGCTAATCTTGCAGCATTTGTCATGCAAAAAGTGGAGGAAGATGCGACATGGTATGATAAGCCATTCAATATCCAGAGGGCAGAGGTTTATGCTATGGCAGCAGAAAAGCAGGCACAGATTAGGCAATCTCTTGTGCCATTAATGCCTGAAGGCTTATGATATGGCAAAAACTCCTGAGCAGTTAATCAAGAAGATTCAGGAACTTCAGCTGGCAATTGAAAGCCGGATGGATGAGTCATTGCCGAGAGTGTTCAGCAAGCTATCTGACCAGGTCATTGACTTGGCATCTGAGTTATCACTTGACCCAAAGGACAGGGCCAAGACACTTAAGGAGCTGATAAAACTCAAGAAAGACATTGCTGACACCATCATCCAGAATGCTCCCTATCAATTGCAAGTGGCAGAGGTTATCTCAGGCTTTGAGATGCTGGCTGAACTTAGCAATGAGTACATCACACTGGCAATAGGTGATTTTAAGCCTAAGAAGGAACTTTACAAGGCAATCCTTGAGAGCAACATTGCCACTACTAAGGATGCTTTACTTGGTGCTGGCATTCGGGATAACTTTGGCACAGCCATTCAGGAAGTCCTGAAGGACAACATAGCAGGCATAGGCACAAGGTCTGAGCTTAATAAGACACTCAGAAAGTTTATTGAAGGCACTCCAGAGGAGTCGGCATTTCTAAACCGATACATCAAGCAGACTACTAACGATGCTGTGATGACATTCAATTCAGAGTACATTCAGACTATTGCTGCTGACTTGGATGTTGACCATTATTATTATCAAGGCACAGTAATAACTGAC